GGAGCTACTAAAACATCATTTAATACTGCTGAAGGAATTGTAGTTGATTATGTTGATCCAGCTTACATGGTATGGTCATATACAGAAGACCCTAACTTCGATGATATATATTATGTTGGTGAGGTAAAAGCTATTACCTTGTCAGAACTTAAAAAGGAATTTCCCGATGTAGATGATGAGGAGTTAGAAAGAATACAAAAAATGCCTGGTAATCGTCAATTTGTACGAGGCATGGAACAATATGATTATAACACCGTTCAAGTATTATACTTTGAGTATAAAACTTATATGAACCAGGTTTTCAAAATAAAAAGAACAGATACTGGATTAGAAAAAGCTATAGAAAAAACGGACGAGTTTAATCCTCCAGAAAATGATAATTTTGAAAGAGTATCGAGGTCTATAGAGGTATTGTATTCAGGAGCAAAGATAATAGGTACCGATACAATTTTAAAATGGGAACTAGCTGAAAATATGTCTAGGCCATTCGCAGATACTACTCGTGTAGAAATGAGTTATGCAATATGTGCTCCAAGAATGTATAAAGGTAAAATTCAATCCCTTATAAGTAAGTGTATTGGATTTGCTGATATTATACAATTAACGCACTTAAAGTTACAACAAGTATTATCTAGGATGGTTCCTGATGGAATATTCTTAGATATGGATGGATTAGCCGAGGTTGATCTAGGTAACGGAACTAACTATAACCCAGCGGAAGCATTAAATATGTATTTCCAAACAGGTTCTGTTATAGGTAGATCATTAACTCAAGAGGGTGAAATGAACCGGGGTAAAGTTCCAATACAAGAACTATCTAGTTCTAGTGGTCAAGGAAAAATACAAGCTCTTATAACTGCTTATAATTATAATCTTCAAATGATTAGAGACGTAACAGGTCTTAATGAGGCCAGAGATGGTTCCATGCCTGACGCCAACGCTCTAGTGGGGCTACAAAAGATGGCTGCTAACGCATCCAATACAGCTACTAAACATATTACAGACGCAAGCCTTTATTTATCTCTTAAAACGTGTGAAAATATATCTCTTAAAATAGCAGATGCTCTAGACTTTCCTTTAACAAAAAACTCTTTAATGAATAGTATTTCTACATTTAATGTAGAAACTCTAAAAGAAATAGAAAGTTTAAACCTACATGACTTCGGTATATTTTTAGAAATGGAACCGGATGATGAGGAAAGAGCTGGGCTAAAACAAGATATACAGATAGCTTTGCAACAAAAAGAAATTGATCTAGAAGACTCTATTGATATACAACAAATAAAGAATCTTAAGTTAGCTACTCAAATGCTTAAATTAAAGCGTAAGAAAAAATTAGAAAGAGAGCAACTACAAGCACAACAAAATATACAAGCACAGGCTCAAGCAAATGCAGAAACTGCCGAGAAGGTAGCTATGATGGAGGTGCAAAAGCAACAAGCTCTAACTGCCGAAAAAGTAGCTATAGAGCAAGCTAAGTCCCAATTTGAAATGCAAAGAATGATGCAAGAAGCTCAGCTTAAGAAAGAACTAATGGCTGAGGAATTTCAATATAGTCTGCAGTTAGCTCAGATGGCTAACACTTCTATGCAAAGTAAAGAAGCAGCTATAGAAGATCGTAAGGATAAACGATTAAAAATGCAAGGAACACAACAAAGTGAATTAATAGAACAAAGACAAAATGATACTCTACCGAAAGATTTTGAATCTTCAGGTAATGACGTTATGGGAGGCTTTGATTTATCCAGCTTTGAGCCATCGTAGTATTTAATTAATAATTATATAATATCATATCATGAACGAAAATAAACCAGTACCTGAGGAAGGTACTTTTAAAATTAAGGCTAGAAAGCCAAAGCAATTTACGCAGGATGCAGCAGAGATTCCTACTATTAACATGAAAGAGCCTTTAATAGATATTCCTAGTAATGTAACTAAAATTGTAATACCTAAAGAAGAAACAAATGCCATTTCAGAGCAAAGCCCAAGCAACTTGGATGAGGATAAACAACCTGCCAATGTACAACCGGTGGAGGAAGGAACATCCGACCCAGGACTTCAAGAAATTACCGGAGAAGAAGAAGTCAAAAAAGTAAGTACTCTCGACCGGGTAAAAGAAGTTGAAGTGGCTGAGGCTGCTCAAGAATTACCGGAAGGAATTGAAAAGTTAATAGCTTTCATGAAAGACACTGGGGGTGATATAAAAGATTACGCAAGACTAAATACTAATTATGACAATATAGATCGTGATATATTAGTAAAAGAATATTATAAAAACACTAAATCCCATTTAGACGACGAAGAAATAAACTATTTAATAGAAGATAACTTCAGTTTTGATGAAGAATTAGATGAGGAGCGAGATATCCGAAGAAAAAAACTCGCATACAAAGAAGAGGTTGCAAAAGCTAGGACGTTTTTAGAAGAAACCAAGAGTAAATATTATGATACTATCAAGTTGAGGTCTCAAACTACTCCTGATCAACAAAAAGCCACTGACTTTTTTAATCGATATACAGAGGATCAAGCCAAGAACGAAGAGACACACGAACAATTTAAGAGCGCTACTAATGATTATTTTACAAATGACTTCAAAGGTTTTGATTTCAATGTAGGAGAAAAGAAATTTAGATATGGTGTTTCCAACCCTGAGAGTGTAGCTCAAAATCAATCTGACATTAGTAACTTTATAGGAAGTTTCCTAGGTGAAGATGGTCAGGTAACAAACCCTGCTGCTTATCACAAAGCTCTTTATGCAGGAGCAAATGCCGATAAAATGGCATCTCATTTTTACGAACAAGGTAAGGCTGACGGAATTAAAGGTATTGTAAATGCCTCTAATAATCCTTCAACTGGCAATCGTAAATCTGCTCCTATAGATGGTGTAATGATGGGTGGTTATAAAATAAAATCGGTTTCTGGCGCGGACTCAACCAAACTAAAAATTAAAAAATTTAAAAACCAATAAATTATGAGCTTAGCTCCACAATTTGGGTCAATAATCCCTTCGCAAACACAACAGTTGTTGGCGACAAATTATTTACAATGGAATAACAACGGCGGAGGCGGTGCTGTTCCTGGAAACTTTGCAGATTTTGCACAACAATATTTACCAGAAATTTACGAAGCTGAAGTTGAACGTTACGGTAATCGTACGATCGGTGGATTCTTACGTATGGTAGGTGCAGAAATGCCTATGACATCTGATCAAGTTATTTGGTCTGAACAAAATCGTTTACACATCTCTTATGCAGCTTGTTCTCAATTGAACGGTGCTGGGGGTGGAACTTTAACTGACATTTTAGTTAACCCAGCTGCGGTAGCTGGCGTACAAAATGTTATATCTGTTAATGATACAGTAGTTATTTTAGATCCTGTAACAGGACTAGAAGCTAAAGGTATTGTAACAGCTACTATACTTGGAGCAGGTGCTGCTGCAGGAATTACTGTTCAGCCTTTTACTAACACTTCTTTAGCAACTCAAGGTTTCTCTGCTGCTGGATTAAAAGTATTCGTTTACGGATCTGATTATTCTAAAGGTACAAATTTAACTGGTGCTTTAGTGGCTGGAGCTAATAATTCAGCTGCTCGTGTAAGTATCGACCCAGTATTAACGCAATTTTCTAACTCTCCTATAATTATAAGAGATCAGTATGTTGTTTCTGGATCTGACACTGCTCAAGTAGGATGGGTTAATGTAGCGACTGAAGATGGAACTGACGGATACCTTTGGTATTTGAAAGCAGAATCTGAAACTCGTTTACGTTTTGAAGATTACTTAGAAATGTCTATGGTTGAAGGGGAACTTAATCTAGGGCCTAACGCTTTAACTCAGCCAGGTACTCAAGGTATGTTCGCTGCTATTCAAGCTAGAGGAAATGTAGAAGTAGGATTTACTGCTGCTGCTGGTTTAGATGAATTTGATGCAATCCTTAAGAACTTAGACACTCAAGGAGCTATTGAAGAGAACATGTTATTCTTACAACGTCAAACTTCTTTAGATTTTGATGATATGTTAGCTAGTCTTTCTGCAGGTTCTGCTGGAGGTGTTGCTTATGGATTATTTGAAAATTCTTCAGAGATGGCTTTAAACTTAGGATTTAGTGGATTCCGTAGAGGATCTTATGATTTCTACAAAACAGATTGGAAATACTTAAATGATGCATCCACTCGTGGAGCTATCAATGGTATCAATTCTATTGAAGGTGTTTTAGTACCTGCTGGAACTTCAACTGTTTATGATCAAATTTTAGGAACTAATATCAGACGTCCATTCTTGCACGTTCGTTACAGAGCTTCTCAAACTGATGATCGTAGAATGAAATCTTGGTTAACAGGATCTGTTGGCGGAGCTAGTACTTCAACTCTTGATGCAATGGAAGTAAACTTCCTTTCTGAAAGATGTTTAGTTACTCAAGCTGCTAATAACTTCGTGTTATTCAGAGGTATCTAATAATAGAAATGTAATAGTTACCCTCGTTGCAATAACGGGGGTAATCATTACTCTTAACAAATTAATAAAAAATAGCGACGATAGGTTATTAATATATAATATAACTATCTAATGTCGCACTATTAAATTATATTATATTATGGCAAATAAAAAAGTACAACCAAAAAAAGTGGTTAATGAACAAGTAGACTTAGTGGAATCAATTCAAGAAGTTACACAAGTTAAAGAAACCATTAAAGAAACACCTCCTGTAGACAATAAACCTACATGGGAAATAAAAGACAGAATGTATTTCCTTACAGGAAGATACAACCCATTAACATTGACAATACCCGGCAAGCATACTAGAAAACATTCCCTATTATATTTTGATTCTGAAAAAGGATCTTCGAGAGAGTTACGATATGCTACTAACCATGACTCTCCCTTCAAGGATGAACAAGTTGGGGAAGCTACTATGGGACATGTTCAATTCGCTAATGGAGAATTAAGAGTTCCAAAGGAACAACAAAATTTACAAAGACTGCTATCCTTATACCATCCTTTAAAAGGAAAATTATACACAGAATATGATTCTGTAGAAGAAGCTGAAGATGATTTAGAATTACTTGATTTACAAACAGATGCAGCTGTAATAGCAAGGGAAATGGATGTAGAGGAAGCTGAAGCTATATTAAGAGTTGAAATGGGATCTGCTGTAAACCTTTTAAAATCTAAAGAAATTAGAAGAGACATCAGATTATTTGCTAGAAACAACCCAGCTTTATTTATGGAATTAGCAAAAGATGAAAATGTAGGATTAAGAAATGTAGCAATTAAAGCTACGGAAGCTAATATACTTAGCCTATCACAAGACCAAAGAACGTTTTCTTGGGCATCGAATGGTAGAAAGCTAATGAATGTACCTTTCGATGAGAATCCTTATTCTGCTATGGCAGCGTATTTCAAGACCGATGAAGGTATGGAAATATTCAAGTCTATAGAGAAGAAGTTTAATTAATATGTAATAATAATATAGACCGGCTGCAATTAGTGGTCGGTCTAAATTATAATAAAAAAATACAATGGCAGTAAA